CACGCTAAGTTAGTAAGAGAAGGAATAGACCCTATAAGGGATTCTGAAATTTATTATACAAAAGTTGATGCAGCTATGAAAGAAAGATTTCCAGAACGTTTTGAAGAAACTACTGCATCTTCACAACGACCCTCGACTGTGGTAGCACCAGCCAATAGGACTGGTACTAAACAGCGCAGAGTGCAGTTAACAAAGACTCAAGTTGACCTCGCCAGACGACTTGGACTTACACCAGAACAATACGCAACGCAATATGCGAAGGAGTTAAATAATGGATAAGTTAGATAAAGATCAAGAAAATAATCAAGATCAAGAGCGCAACCCACGTGAGTTAGAATCAAGAGATACTAACGCACGAGAGAAACCTTGGACTCCCCCCAACTTGTTGCCTGACCCCACTCCACAAGATGGATATGTTTTTCGTTGGATTAGAACAGCTGCTGCTGGTCAGTCTGATAATATGAATGTATCTACTAAAATGAGAGAAGGTTGGACACCAGTTAAAGCAGAGGACCATCCTGAATTGCAAATGGTGAGAGATCGAAATTCGCAATTTGAAGGATGTGTTGAGGTAGGCGGATTGCTTTTATGTAAAGCACCTAAAGAAGAAATTGAAAAGAGAGCCAAGTATTTTAGCGATCAGGCTTCTCAACAAATGGAAGCTTTAGATGCTAATTACATGAGAGAAGAAAATCCTGCTATGCCAATGTTTAAAGAAAGGAAGTCTCAGGTTACTTTTGGTAAAGGTGGTAAATAATTATCATCTTTGTTTTATTAATTTTTTGTATTTAAAAAGGTATATAAAATGAGTAGTTCAGCAGAACCTTACGGAGCAAGACCAGTAGGCACATTGTCTGCTAATGGTTCTTACTCTGGAAAGGTTAGACATTACAGTATAGCTTCTGGCTATGCTACTAGCATTTTCTATGGTGACTTTGTTAAATTAGTTGCTGCCGGTGGTGTTGAAAAAGACACAGGTACAACTTCATTAACACCTGTAGGAATATTCCTAGGTTGTTCTTATACTGATCCAAATACAAACCAGTTAACTTTTAACCAAATGTGGACTGCAAGCATTGCTGCATCTGATGCAGTAGCTTATGTTATAGATGACCCTGATGTTATTTTTGAAATGCAAGCGGACGGAACGGGTGCGCAAACTGTTATTGGAAATAACGTTGCAGTTGTCCAAACAGCAGGTTCAACCACTATTGGTACAAGTAAAAACGCTGTTGATATATCTACTGTAGCTGCTACTACAGCTACACTTCCTATTAGGATAGTAGATATCTCGTCTAAATCTGGCAACACAGCCGGTGATTCATACACCGACTTAGTTGTTAAATTTAATGCGGGACATATCATGCGTAATACAACTGGCATTTAATCATTAGGAGATATAAGAAATGGCAATTTCAAGAGCGCAGTTACTTAAAGAACTCCTTCCGGGGTTGAATGCACTATTTGGATTAGAGTATTCTAAGTACGAGAATGAGCATGAGGAACTTTACGAAACAGAATCTTCGGACAGATCGTTTGAAGAAGAAGTTAAACTAAGTGGGTTCGGTCAAGCTTCAGTTAAAGATGAAGGTTCAGCTATCAATTACGATACTGCACAAGAATCTTTTAGCACTCGTTATAACCATGAAACTATTGGCATGGGCTTTGCCATAACAGAAGAAGCGATGGAGGATAATTTATACGATTCGCTTTCTGCACGTTATACTAAAGCACTTGCTAGAAGCATGGCTTATACAAAGCAAGTAAAAGCAGCCAATCCTTTTAACCAAGGATTTAGTGGTGGTACGTTTAATTCTGGCGATGGTGTTGATTTGTTTTCTGAATCACATCCATTAGTGTCAGGAGGAACTAACTCCAACACATTTGCAACACAAGCAGACCTTAATGAAACTTCATTAGAGAATGCTGTGATACAAATTGCTGGATGGACTGATGAGCGTGGTTTGCTAATAGCAGCTAAACCTCGTAAGTTAGTTGTTCCACCAAATGGAATGTTTACTGCTTCACGTATCTTAGAATCTGATGGAAGACCAGCAACAGCTGATAACGATCTTAACGCAATTAAAGCCAATGGAACTATTCCAGAAGGCTATGTGGTAAATCACTTCTTAACAGATACTAACGGATGGTTCTTAATGACAGACGTGCCAAATGGCTTCAAGCACTTTGCACGTACTCCATTAGAAACCAGCATGGATGGTGACTTCGATACTGGAAACGTAAGGTACAAAGCAAGAGAAAGATACTCCTTTGGAGTTTCTGATCCGCTAGGTGCTTTTGGTTCTTCAGGATCAAGCTAGTAACTTGAGGGGAGTTGAAATGATATATACTCCCCTTTCTTTCTAGGGATTAATTTCTATCGACTGCCCTAGCAGACAAGACGATAGATTAATTAAGGAGACTTAATAATGGCAAACACAACTTTCAATGGACCGGTTAGGTCCGAGAATGGTTTTGAACAGATCAGTAAAAATTCAGATACTGGTGCTGTAACAACCAATTTAGATATAGATACAAGTGGTAATATAACTACAACAGGTTATGTTTCTGCTTACTCTAATATTAGTAGCATTACAACAGCGACTAAAAATGTAGAGTCAACTGATTCAGGAACTGTATATGTTTTTAACAGAGCAGCCGGTATTGTAGTTACATTACCTACAGCAGCAGCTGGTTTGAATTATACTTTCATAGTTGGTACAACTTTCACAGGAGCAGGACAAATTAATACTGACAATACTAGCGATTTATTCTCTGGATTTGCTCAGATATTTGATCCAGCAACTGCGGGTGATACTAATACTTTCATCCCTGATGCAAGTAATGATGATACTATTGATTTAGGTACAGCAGCACAAGGCTGGTTAGTAGGCGGTGTAATTCGTTTACACGCTACATCAGCAGCAGTATGGCATTGTGAAGCTTTCTTGCATGGTGATGGTACATTAGCAACTCCATTTGAGTAAGGAGTAAATAATGGCTGATGCAGTAACAAGTCAAACTATCTTAGATGATGGTGGTAAAAATCTAATAATGAAGTTTACCAACATAAGTGATGGCACAGGTGAAAGCAATGTAGCTAAAATTGATGTGTCAGCTTTAACAGCTGGCATGAATGGACAAGCTTGTAACAGAGTTGTTTTAAATAAAATCTGGTTCAGTAATGTAGGTATGGGGTTTAAATTACTTTGGAATGCAAGTTCTAATGTTCATATACTTCAAGCACCTGCTGATTGGGCAGATACATGGGATTTTACTGACAGTTCAATGAACTTGCCGGGAATACCAAACAATGCAGGAAGCGGAGTTAATGGTGATTTATTGTTAACCACAGTAGGTCATTCAAGTGGCGATGCTTATAGTATTGTTATTTGGGCAACTAAAGGTTACGAAAAAGCTACTACAGCATAATGTCAGAGTCAGTTTATACTGATAAGAAACAACCTGTAGATGTTCGTCTAAGTGGACACGAAAGAGAATGCGCTTTACGTTATGAATACATAGAGCGCAGACTTGACGAAGGTAGCAAAAAATTTCTTAGAATAGAAAATATGCTATGGGGTTTGTATGGTGTTGTTGCTGTAGCTGTAGCTTATATGAAAATAATGTAATGAGTGATAGAGAAAGATTTTCAGGAGACATGGATAGGAATGAAGTTGAGATCGATCTCAGCAAATTCATGGAACTGTTACAAGAACAATCAAAATTAAAAGATCGTATAAGAGAATTAGAAGATGAAGGTAATAGAAATCCTCATCAAAAATGGATTCATTTAGCACAAGCAGTAGACTCATGGAGAATTTTTCCAAGAGCCTTTTTAACTGTGTATATCTTTTTACTTTACTATACTGTTATGTGGTTTATGGAATTGC